AGCATCCATTATAGCCTTTGAAGCTTCCATTCTTACCTTGTATGCTTCCATCATAGCCTTTTCTTGATTAAAGACTCTAACTGCAGCTTGATATTCCGCGTTTTCAACAGATAATTTAGCGTTTAATGTGACCGCTTTACGATTACACACATCTTTATCATCATTTATTTTACTTAATTCTGCAACGTATTCAGTTATTTTGTTCTCAACAGCTTTAATAGCATTAAACGTATTCATTTTTAAAGAAGGGTGTAGGGCAATATACTATACTTATCGTTTATATTTAAAAAAAGCAATTCATTTTTTTTATTTGAGGACATAAAATTGCGATTACTAAAATTTTGTAGAGACTGCAGCCGCGAGTCTGGGAACGAGACTAATTGCGAATCTGGGAACGAGACTAATTGCGAATCTGGGAACGAGACTAATTGCGAATCTGGGAACGAGACTAACCACGAGTCTGGGAACGAGACTACCCGCGAGAGTTTTCTTTCTCACTCACACTAGATTTCAATAAAAAATAAAAAAAATGATTGGGATGACTCTCACCTCTTATGAGGTTTTGAGTTTTACTACACTTAACGGCAACCCTTTTTCATTTTTTATTTTAATTTATTTTATTTTATTTTATTTTATTTTATTTATTTTTATAAAATCTTCACTATTAATCTTTAAAAAGAATCTCTATCATAATCATCCTCACTGTCATAATCATATTTATGATAACTCGCTGCGTCATCCCAAGACGGACGAACATCTTTATCATATTCATGTTCTATATTGTTTTGCTTACATTCATCGTATCCGCGTTCACTATGCCAATAAGTATAGTGAATTACTACGAAGTCTGGACCATATAATTTTGGTTGTTCTGAATTCTGATAATATTGTGCTAAGCACCAAGTTGTATAAAAGATATTTTTATTTTCTTCATAATTTAATTGAGGAGGATTATTTAGTTTAAAAGATAACATATTATTAATATTATTAAATTTAGTTAAATCAAAAGCAGACATTGTTGAAAATTTTAAAAATTGTGAAGCAATAGCAAATAATAATATAATATAAATATATACTTTCAAAAGCATTTCATTTTTTTTAAATACATATAAAAAATCAAATTACTAAATTTTTATACAACTCCTCCTAGTCCGATCCTTATACTAGGTTGTGCGCGTGGTTTTTGTCCAATATATTGGGCATATTCTCTCGCAAATTTATTGGGAACAAAATGATTTTGATGAATATTATTCTGATGAATATTATTCTGATAAATATTATTCTGATGGATACTATTTTGTCGAATAGTATTTAATTGAATACTATGCGGTTGATTAGTATTTGTATTATTATTTTGTCGAATAGTATTTAATTGAATACTATGCGGTTGATTAGTATTTGTATTATTATTTTGTAGACTATCCTCTGTATTGCTGACATTATAATTATTATTATTATTATTAAAATTATTAAAAGAGTCTAATTCAATTTCTTTTTGTTTATCTTCTTCTATTTGTTTTAATAAAGACTGAGGTACTGGTTTATTTTGAGACATTAAATATTTTGCAATGTTTTCTCTTCTCTCTCTCGTTGTAGGATAATAAGGAATATTTGACCAATTATCTGTTGTAACAAGTGTTGATGTTGTTTCTTTAATTTTATCCGGATGAATTATTTTTCTTTTTGGTTCTCTCAAATCATACGTATAATATTTATCTTGTTCAAAACGTGTATATGTTAAAAATGTTTTTACATTTATTATAAAAATGCGATCATTATGAACTGTAAAAATATTATCAGCGGCATTATATGATGAATTATCTATTGAATAATCCAATTTACTTATAGCCGATAATCCGTCCATTCCATTATCATGCTCCATTCTCCAAGGATCTTTTTTACTTATAATTCGCGATATTCCATCAAACAATTGTAATATTTCCGGACTTCCAATATTATAAAATACACTTCTATCTATTTTTATATTTAATCTATCACATCTTTTTTGTAAAACGTTATCTTCTAGCCCCCATCCCCAAAAACAAGGATACCCATTTGTTTTTTCAAAATCAGCACCTTTAATAACTACAATACCTCCTAAGGCATATTTATAACCATAATAATGTTTTACAACTCCATGTGTTGTTTTGTAGTCAAATATTTTATTAAAAGGGATTGTGTCTACATCATTAAAGACAAAAGTAATATCCTTATAGTGTTCCGGATATTTATTTTTTATTGCTAAAAATCCGATATTTTTTGTTGCTCCTCTATTAAAAGTTCTTATATCGCATTGATGAGAGAAATATATTTCATACTCATCATTATCTTCTAATATAAAACTCATATATTTGCTAAAAAAGAATTTATGTTGAGGACGATTTCTGTATGGAACTATAAATACTGTTTTAGGAATATTAATTGGAGAATCTGTAGCCATATACCATAATTTTATCTTATTATTCTTTTTATTTAACTAATAAAATTGAAACTAATTTGTATCAAACATATTAAAGATATAACTACGTAATTATAATAAACAGTAATAATATCACAATAAGTAATAATATCATAATATAATGTCAATTATTTTGGTAATATTTATGTTTGTAAATATATTCAGAGTATATTCTTACGACCCAATTTGTTCATCTTGTAAATGGTTTGTAAAAATAACTATGCCAAATATTCGTAAAACTGGCTATTGTACACGTTTTAAAGAAAAATTTGGCAACGACAATACTGAAAGGGTTGTATATAATATTGCAACTTATTGTAGAGAACAAGAGCATCTATGTGGCAAGGATGCTTCACAATATGAACCAAAAAATAATGATTAATAATTATAAAAAAAACGACTAATAATTATAAAAATACACGATAAATATAAACACCTAATATTATACATTTCAAACAATAAAATACGTAAACTATTTTTTTATATTCAATAAATTAAATACTTTTTTAATATAACTGCTGGTATTAATTCTTCCTTCATTAATTCAAGTTTTTTAAAGCACTTATTTATAGTAACTTCACTTATTTCACTTACTGTTTTTACATCTTTTTTGCTTACATTTAATTTACACATTTGCGAAATAAAATATACTATACCAGCAGCTATTGAATGAGGAGTATTTTCGGGCATAATATTACCTTTTTCAATTTTCATAGATATGAATTGACACAATTTTGTTAATTCATTGTTAATATTTAACTTGCTACAAAATCTCTCGATGAAGTCTTCCGGTTTAGTTTTTCCGAAATTTGTTTTATCACTGTTAATCATATCTTTTTCTATATTATTAATAATCGATAATGCATTTTTACAACCTTTTGTAGCACTTGTAACATCTAAGTGAAATATATTGGCAATTTCTTTTGCTGTTCTAGGATAATTATTTATTCTACATGAAATATATATTGACGCTGCTAAAATTCCATCTCTATTGTCGCCTCTAAATGTAAGTTCGTATTCTGATATTTTTTTATGATATCGTATCGCATCATCTATTATCATTTTCGGCATTCCGGCATTTTGTGCCATTGTAGTAATGATCTGAAATTCATCGTATTGAGATTTTTCTTTATAAGGCATAGATTGCCATTCAGTATATCTTCTAATTTTTCTCATTTCATAACTCATTGGACCAATGCATAACACTTTACAACCATATGAAGATTCTTCCAATAATGGATTTATCGGCATACCACATCTAGTTGGATCAGAATTTTGATTATCATCCGCACCATAATATCTCCATTCTGCAGATTGATCAACTAAATCTTTATATATAATTCCACATTTTGGATTTGTACATGTTAAAAACCCTTCTTCTGAAAATGCAAGTATATATTCACATCTGTCACACATATCTCTGTTTCCTACACTTCTGTAAATGCATTCTAATGGAGCTTTTAATTTATTTTCTTCAATTTCATTATCAAAAATATTCCATAACTTTTTTTTATCTGTTATAGAATTTTTATTCTTCTTGCTTTTATCTGTCATTCTCATATTTCTTTGTCATAGATAATATATTTTTAATTCAATTTTATTTTATATATTTATTATAATATATGGGAAATTCAATGTCTACCACAAATAATGTAAATAACAGTACAAAAGAGTTTGAAAGTTTTTATGATGTAATAAATGATATTGCAACATATTATATTTTAACAATGGATTTTAAAAGTTTAACTAGATTATCCGAAAAAGAATATTGTGACAAACTTGTTGTTTTAACTGCAGATATTATTAAAGAAAGTTTTACCGACATGGAAATTAAATATCTTGAACAAAAAATACAGAATGGTGAAGAAATCAATAAAATGACACAAAACAAATTTATTTTTTTTAATAAAGACGATATCGACAGTTTAGATGTCTCAAATGATAGACTCAAAACTATTAAAAAAAAACGTGTTTGTATTGGTATTGCTAAATATTACATTAAAATTGCACATTTATTTGCAGCAATTATAATGACAATTAATCCTACATATGTATACCGAGATGAATTTGGGCAAATAGTTAAAACTAAATTTTTAGATAAAAATGTAATTCCGCCAAATGTTATTCCGAAATTAAAAAAACAAAATATTTGTGATAACAGAATTAATGCTTTACGTAAAGGACATACATATGATGAAATATCTGAAACTGCAACATTACATTCTGATATATGTAGTTTAAATTTAGATTCAAATACACCGTCATCATTAAATGATGAACCGGGTATGATTGAGCTTATGCATTTGTATTTAGATGAATATGATTATTCTACTGGAGCTTTTACTGGTATGTCTGACACTGCAAAACGTCAATACATGAATGACTTATCTACATTTTATAAAGCATTTACTGGAAATAGTTATATGCCTTCTGAAATAACAAAATTTAGTGATATTAAACTTAGAGACTATGATTGCGTTAATGATAGTTCAACAACAATAAAAAAAGATGATCCATTATTTGTTAAATATGCAAACAACATAAAAAGTATGATTGAAACTGCTGCAAATAATCAACAGAAACTATTATCAGTAATTAATGATATTTTTAGTTATAATATAGAGCCATATACTGGTAAAAAAAAAATAAGAATTAATCCTAAATTGAATGAACAAATATTGCAAAAAGCAATTGAAAAAACAAGAAAATATATTATAAATTTATATGTTCAATGCGAAATGGATTATGTGAACGGAATTAATATATATAAAGCAATTGTAGAAAAACAAGGATTTAATACAAACGTAAACCAACTTAAATTTTTAAATAAACAAAAAGAACAAATAATTAATAATACGTTACAATTAAATAATCTTCCTAAACAAGTTGACAATGGATTACCAATTGGTAACAATAGTGAAGAACCGCCTATAAATGAAGAACCACAAATAGAAGAAAACCCATCTATAAATGAAGAATTAATAAATGAATCAAAAGAAGAACCTAAGCATGAAAACGAAGAACCTAAAGAAGAAAAAGAACCTATAAATGTAATAAATGATTCAAAAGAAGAACCTAAAGAAGAAGAAAAAGAACCTATAATTAAAGAATTAATAAATGAGTCAAAAGAAGAACCTAAAGAAGAAAAAGAACCTATAATTAAAGAATTAATAAATGAGTCAAAAGAAGAACCTATAAATGTAATAAATGAGTCAAAAGAAGAACCTAAAGAAGAAAAAGAATCTGTAAATAAAGAAGTAACAAGTGAAACAAATGTAAATAATAATGTTGGGGGCAATAAAACAATAACAAAAAGAAGAAGATTATTTAAAAAAAAAACAGCTAAAAATAAAGGGTCTAAATGATAAAATTATATAATATTACAAAATTAAAATTATATAATCTTCAAAGGTGTAAATAAATTGGATTAGCAATTAAATTTAAGCAGCGGCTCTGGAGGCAGATGCAGCAGCAGATGCGGCCGCAGAAGCACCTCTGGATGCAGAAGCGGCTCTAGATGCAGCAGCAGAGGCAGCTCTAGAGGCAGCGGCAGCACGAGCGGCAGAAGCACCTCTGGAGGCAGAGGCGGCTCTGGAAGCAGCAGCAGAGGCAGCTCTAGAGGCAGCAGCAGCACGAGAGGCAGCAGCAGAAGCACTTGCGGCAGCAGCGCGCTTTCTCATAGTAGCCATTCTCTTAACTCTTAAACTTTTAGATTTTCCACTATGTCTACGTTTTGAACTATGACGTCTTCGAGTTCCCATTTATATATATATACTTTATAAAAAAATAATTTAAAAATTAAAAATATTTTTAAATAAAAAAATATTTTTTAATTATTCCTAAACTCTTATATTTTTCTAAAAAAAAAGATAGTTTATAAATACAAAAATTTCAAATATAAATATTATATTATATTATTCTTAATATTTTCTTAATATTTTTAATAACATTTTTAATATTTTTTTGAAAATTCTTAATAACTATGATTCCTTAATATTTCATATAATTTATTTTTTATTTTTAATTATAAAAATACCCTAAATAGTATACATTTATTGAATTAATTTGAATTAATTAAATTTATCTTCAATCTTGCTTAATAATACATCCTCATAAACTAAAGATCCGGTTGGTTTATATGATTTAATTGACGTGTATTCTTTTTTAGGTAACTTTACCTTTGGATCAACCACCTTTGTAGATAACATATTGTTATTATTATAATAGGAGTCATACGAATCTTGTTCTTCATTAATTTTTTCACCATACTCATTCAACTCAATACCAGTTTTCTTTTTTAATTCAGTTCTAACATAACTTGGAACCCAATGACTCCATGAAATTAATAATGTATTAGGATGAAAATATTTAACGTTAAACCCATTATGTTTTAATTTATCTAATAAAAATGCTATACACGCTGCTTGGTCATATTTTGGGACACCAATAATTATTTCTGGCACTACAAACCAGCAAAATTGTTCAGTTATTTTTTGACGTGATGTAGTTTTTATTCTTACGTGTATCCTATTTAATATTTTATTGAAAAGATGTAATTGGTTTAAATCATGCTGACGCTTTTTCTCGTATAATTCATCTATATTTAATTTTTCTGCAAAATCATCAATGTTTTCAAGAGTAAAAATATTAGCCATTTAACAAAATAATAGAAAATAAAATACAATATTTAAATATAATTACAAAATATAATGACATATAAACACTTAGTATTATCTGGTGGTGGACATATTATGCTTCAAGTGTTAGGATCAATTAAGTATTTAGAAGAACATAAATATATTGAATTGGATAAAATAGAAAGCATATATGGAACATCTGCTGGTGCAATGATAGGCGTATTGATTGCATTAAAAATTGATTTAGATATTATAAATGAATATGTAATTAACAGACCATGGCAAGATGTTTTTAATGTTAAAATTGAGCAGATATTTGATATATACTCTAAAAAAGGATTATTTGATACAAAAATAGTCGAAAAATGTTTTAAACCGTTATTTGATTCTAAAGACATTTCAATAAATATTACGCTTGAAGAATTTTATCGATTTTCTGCCATTGAAATACATTTTTTAACATTTGATGTTAATGAATTTAAACTTGAAAATATATCGTATTTAACGCACCCAACATTATCTCTAATTACAGCTATACATATGACATGTGCAATACCAGTATTGGTAACACCAATATTTATTGAAAATAAATGTTATATTGACGGAGGGATTGTCTGTAATTATCCTTTAAAATATTGTATTGATTCTGGAATAAATGAGGAAGAGATTTTAGCTTTTAAAAATGTTTATTATAACAGTGATAAGATGATTAAAGTAGAATCTACTATATTAAACTATATAACAAATTTTTTATTTAAAATAATGTATAGACTAAATACTGAAAACAATGATTTAACAACCCACAATGAACTAATATGTTCTACTGAAATAATGACTTTTCAAGTGTTATACTCATCATTAACTAATATTGAAATAAGACAACGACTATTTTTAGCCGGTAAAGAAGATGCAATTAAATTTATTGAAAATGTAGTAAATAAAAAATAATTTAATTATATTTTATTTTATTTAAGCGTTTCAAATGAGATAAATTATAACAAATTATTTTTCGTCTAATAACATTAATGCCATTGCAGCATAATTATGTAAATCCAACAAAGTATCTTGAATTCCTTCGTCTTTAACTAGATTAACTCCATTTTTTGTTATTGATAGTGAGCGTTGTATTTTATCTTCTATACGCATTAAAACACCAATCACACCATATTTAGCAAATGCATCGCCATAATCAGCATTTTTCTTTGTAAATAGTTCTAACGCTTCAGATTGTATTTTTTTCATTTGGTCAACACGATTCATAATTTAATAATTGATAATGTATAATGTAAAATTATATTTATATTATTTTTTATTATTTATAAATATTATATATTATTTATAAATAATTTTTATTTTTTATATTATTGTTCATTTGCCAAAAATGTATTTAAAAATACCTTAAGTGTTTCCTCTGTGGGTTTTGCGTCATATTCAATTACTTGTCCATTTTTCAACAATTTTATTGTAGGGTATCCTTCAATGTTATATTTAGATATCATTTGTTCAACATCAGCAGATTCTTTAGTGCAATTTATTTCTGTAAACATAATGCTATAGCCACCAATTGTTTTATTTTCATATTCTGATTTTAAATTATTCCACACGGGTAATGCAGTTTTACAATATGGACACCAGTCTACATAAAAAAACAATAATTCTGCTACATTTCCACTAGTATTATTACTATTAGATGAATTTATTAACTCTTTATTTGGTTTATACATAACAGAATTAGATGGATATATTTTATAATAGTAATATAAACCAGCTATAACCGAAAATAATATTACAGAAAAAAATATAATAATAGTTGTTGTGTTAACATTTTTTTTTAATCTTGATAATATTGATGGTGATTCTCCTCCAATTGAAGACAACTGATTCAATCTATTCATTTATACTATTAATGAATAATTAATGAATATTTTTTTAACGAATAATATTATAATTATAAATGAAATACAATTATAAATAAAATACAATTATAAATGAAATATAACTAAAAAAAACTTTTAAGAATAAACAATCCTAACATTCCTAAAAATATTGTAAAAATATAACTACAAATTATATTTATATTTAATTGTGATTTAATATTATCAGTGACATGTTCCGAACTAGCAGCATTTCTCAAAGAATACGTCTGAATAATATTTAAATAAATAGTGTAAGCTATTATAATTGAAATAATTATTTTTATAAATATAGATGTTTTATTGAAATTTTTAAGTGGACTTATTACAAAAAGAATAATTAGTATTACTGAAATAAAAGAAAAAACACAAATTTGTTTTGTTATTTTTGTAAATACATTCAAATTAAATGTTTCACTATTCATACTAAACATAAATAATATTATTTTTATAAATAATATTTTCTATTTTAATAATATGGTAATGACTAAAATAAATAAAACAAAAAAAATATACACTAAACACGATTATAATAGCGGCGATGGAATGCTTACAACCGTATGGGGTCCGGCAATATGGCACTATCTACATACAATGAGCTTCAATTATCCAGTGAATCCAACTAAAGAAGATAAAAATAATTATAAAAACTTTGTATTTAATTTACAATATGTTTTACCTTGTAAATATTGCAGAATAAATCTAAAAAATAACTTTAAACAATTTCCCATACAAATGTGTCATATGAAAGATCGCGAATCATTTTCAAGATATATATATGATTTACATGAATTGATAAATAAAATGTTACACAAAAAATCTAATTTATCTTATTGTGATGTGAGAGAAAGATACGAACATTTTAGAGCAAGATGTACGGATGAAAAACCTAAAATATTTTCATTTAAAAGTATAAAAAATAAAAATAAAACCATAAAGAAAAAAGAAAAAGGATGCACGGAACCTTTATACGGAAAGAAATCTAAATGCATTATAAATATTGTCCCACAAGAAGTAAAAAGTGATACATTTAATATCGATAAAAAATGTATAAAAACAAGATAATATGATTAATATGTTATTGTCTTATTGTATTATTACGTTGTTCTTGCAGATTTGAAAAAATATTCTTGTTCTAGTATGTAATACACAGTTTTCAACGTTTCGTGCTCTTTTGTCAAATTAATTAGCTCTATAGCTAAATAATATTTCTCTCTAGCATCTGTAAATAATTGTTTTTCTTCTTCTGGTATTTTATTTTCAATTTCGTTTAAGTCTTTATTAATTTCATTAAATTTTGTATCAAAATATTCGCGTGGCTTTGTCCCAATGTCTTGTAGTTGCGAACACAAACGACTAATGGAATTATCACAAGATCTACAACATAGACCAATAGTATTTATTCGGTTCAATCCAGATGATTATACTAATCAAGACGGCATATTAGTAAAATCTTGTTGGAAATTAAACAAGTTAGGTGTTATGCAAATTACAAAAACTAAACAAAAAGAATGGGAAGAACGAATAGAAACTTTGAAACACCAAATCCAGTATTGGATAGATAATACAACTGAAAAAACAATAGAAATTATTGAATTATTTTATTAGGTGGCTGTGTGTTTTATATCCATATGTAATTTAAATAATGATTTTGAAAAATTACCAAAATCACAAGGTTCACAATAATATTTGAAATCTTTTTTTCTTTCTTCTTTATTTGCGTGATTATTTAAATAATGCAGTTTCATATTTGTTGAACTTGTAGTGTTATATTTACACAATTTACATTGCGGTTCTAATTTTTTATCCTTACGAGGTTTTCGTGTCCCATTATTTTTATGTTTTTCACAATCCAAATGTTGTTTCCAGTGTGCTTGGTATAAACACTTATAATTACATGCTTCACAATGGTATTTTATTTCGGTTTCATTAGAAGTTTCCATTTTTCTTATAAATAAATAATAAGTTATATTTAAATATTTTGCGTTAAAAATACTTAAATAAAAGTAGTATAATACTATATAATATGAAAGTTAAGAAAAAGAAAAAAGAGGATTTCAAAGAGTTTAGGAATAATGAAAAATCTGCCTATAAAACTTTCAAAATACCATTAAAAACTATTTTGTTAAATCGTGATACAACACAACCAGTTATAAATTATTTGGTTTTTGAAATGAATGATTTGGTTATTCATACATACCAATTTATTCGGTTATATATTTTGCACCAATACACACAAGAACTTGAATTACCAATGATAGACGACACTTTTATTTTGTATTGTATCAAAACA